GTGATATAGATATAACAGGAGGTAGTGGTGTAAACACTGAAGAACTTAATGCAGCAACAAGCTCATTATCAGGCTCTCTAGGAACAGAAATATCAGCATCAGACGCAGCATTTTCAGCATCAGTAGAGAATACTACTAATACATTAGATGGAAAAATATTTACAGATAGTGCAGGTAGAGCAGTAAGACCACCAACAGCATCAGCTGAAGGACTTTATTTAGCTTCTACAAACTTAGGATTCTATAAAGATGGTGAATGGAAAACCTACATGGATAATCAAGGGGATTTCTTCTTAACAGGTTCTGAAGGTAATAAATTAGCATGGGATTCATCGACCGGAACATTAGAGATAGCCGGAGCAATAAATATCACATCAGGAAACGCTGCAACTCAAGATTATGCATCAACTGAGGCATCAGCATCTGCAGCAGCAGCAGAATCAGCTTCTTTAGCTATAATATCACAAGTCTCTGCTTCACTCTCAGGATCAATTAGCTCATCAACAGCTACACTACAATCAGGGTTAGACTCAGCAAACTTAGTACTAGCTGGTAAATCAGCTATATTTAGACAAGCCGAAGCACCTTATACTGCATCAGGTACTATAGGGGATATGTGGATAGATAGTGACGAAGGAAACGCTGTAAAGATATGGTCAGGAGACGAAACAGGATGGGCAACAACCCCAGATGAAACTTATAATCAAATAACTCAGATATCAGGAGCAATAGATAATGTATCTTTAGATATATTTACAGACTCATCTGGTAGAATAGTAAGAACACCGGATACGTCATCTGCAGGACTGTACTTAGGAGATGAAGCATTAGGTTTTTATTCCGAAAGTGAATGGAAGACCTACATGTCTAATAACGGAAACTTCTACTTAACAGGAAGTGATCAAGGAGAATTTTTAACTTGGGATGGAGGACAATTAAGCATTAAAGGATCTATTAATATCACAGGAGGTAATGCAGCTACATCAACAGACGTAAGTGACGCACAAACAGCAGCAGAAACATTTGCATCAGCATCAACAGCTAATGCTATATTAAGTGGATCAGCAGCAGCATCAGAAGCACAAACAGCTGCAGAAACAACCGCAGCAGCAGCACTAGCAACCGCTACAGGTTCATTAGATACAGCATTATCAGCATCAATATCAGCATCAAATGCATCATTTGCAACTCAAGCACAAACCAACGCAGCATTTGAATTAGTACAAGCTGGGTTAAATTCAATATTTAAACAAAATGAAGCACCAGCAACGGAAAGTAGACACCAAGGAGATATTTGGATAGATGCAGATGCAGGTAATCAATTATATGTTTTTAGTGGAAGCGAATGGGTAACCGCATCTGATACAACATACGATCAATCACAGCTTATATCAGATACAGCTGCTACACAGTCGTTAAATACATTTACAGATTCTTCAGGTAGAATAGTTAGAACTCCTTCAACAACACAAGACGGACTATACTTAGGTGATTCAGCTCTAGGTTTTTATTCAGGAAGCAGCTGGAGAACTTATATGGCTGATAACGGGAATTTCTTTTTAACAGGAAGTGCTACCAATTTCTTAAAATGGGATGGACAACAGCTAACTATTGCAGGGACTATAAATATAGTAGGAGGAAACGCTGCTACAAATCAAAGCGTAAGTGACGCACAAACAGCAGCAGAAAACTTTGCAACTACCGCTAGTAATGCAGTATCAGCCTCTCTAACAGGTTCAATAGCAACAGCACAACAAGCAGGAGAAGACGCAAGTACAGCAGCTTTACAAGCACAACTTACTGCATCAGCAGCAACAGAAACTGCCGAATCAGCATCTGCAGAAGCATCGACTGTACAAGGAAATTTAGATTTAGCAACCGGCTCACTAGAGACATCAATAGGTAATGTAGCAACAACAGCATCATTAAGTGCATCAGCAGCACAAACAGCTGCAGAAAACTTTGCAACTACTGCTAGTAGCGACGCACAAACTGCTGCGGAAGCATTTGCAACCACTGCTAGTGATGCTGCTCAAACAGCAGCAGAATCGTATGCGGACACAGCAACCGATGCATTAACAGGTTCAATCAATACAGCATTAACAAGATCAGTAGATGCAGCAGGACAAATAACATTCCCAGCAACACCTTCAGGAGAAGGGTTATATATAGGAGCAGATAAATTAGGGTTCTACGGAGAAGCAAACGTACTAGGGACTACCGGTAATATGTGGAGAACTTTAATATCCTCCTCAGGTGAGTTCTACCTACTAGGCGATTCAGGAAGCACAGGATTAGCATGGACAAATAACGAATTAACAGTTGACGGTACAGTAATTGCAAGAGCAGGAGAAATAGGAGGTATAACTTTAGAAGACTCTAAACTATATAACGGAGAAGGAACACACAGTGATGCAGATACTGGATTCTATTTAGACTCTTCAAGTAACTTCTCTCTAGGAGATAAGCTAGTATGGGATGGAGAAAATCTATCCATAGAAGGTAGTATAACAATCACAAACACAACATACGCTCTACTATCAGACTTTAATACTGCAACCGGATCATTAGAAACAACAATAGGTAACGTAGCATCTACCGCTTCAGCAGAAGCATCTGCAGCACAAACAGCAGCTCAAAACTTCGCAACTACTGCAAGTAATGATGCACAAACAGCAGCAGAAACAACTGCAGCAGCAGCCTTAAATACAGCAACAGGATCGTTAGAAACATCAATAGGGAACGTAGCAACAACTGCATCTCTATCAGCATCTGCAGCTCAAACAGCAGCAGAAAACTTTGCAACTACTGCTAGTAATGATGCACAAACAGCAGCAGAAACAACTGCAGCAGCAGCATTAAATACAGCAACAGGATCACTACAAGAGTATGCAGACGGAGCAGTTTCTGATGTTACAGGATCAATTATTGATGCTCAATCAACTGCAAATGCAGCAACAAGTTCTGCAGCATCAGCTCAATCAACCGCAAACGCTGCTACAAGTTCTGCAGCATCCGCCCAAGCAACTGCCGATGCAGCAACAGGTTCAATAGAGACATTAATAGCAGTAACTAGTTCATTTGTAAATCCTACAACTTACGATTTCGGACCTTCCGCTCAAATGACACTAAATACATTAGGAGACACTCCTAATGGAGCTGGGTTATATCTTGGAGGAGATAAACTAGGTTACTACAACGCATCTAACTGGATGTCCTATATGGGCAACGATGGTACATTTATACTTTCAGGCTCTGGAGATGATGGATTAATCTGGAACGGCTCTAGTTTAAGAATAGGAAACCCAGGAATTTCTCCAAGTTTAGTATACGGATTTTGGCCCGGTACATTAGATGATAATGTATTTGACTCATCAGACGGTATGCTTATTACAGCAGTTACCTCACCAACAGCTGGAGCAACATTCCAAAATACAGGGTCAAGCGCTTGGGATGAAGGATTCCATACAAAAGCAGTTTTCGATAGAAACGAAGGACAGGTATTCGAATGGGATGTAATAGCAGGAGACCAGTACCCAGCAACGTATTTAGGATTATACGAAGAATCTCCACAAAGATTTGATTATGACCAATTAATTTGCGGTTTCTATTTACAATCCAGAAAAATAATGGTAAAAGAGTTCCTGCCTGGAGCTGACACTGTTGAACATGATCTAGCAACTAACGCTTGGGATGATGACCCAGACTTTTCTGAAGCTCAATATTTTAGATTGAGACTTACTATTAAATCTGAAGGTGCGGTATACGAAGCATTTAAAAATGGAGATTTCACTTCTCCTTTGGGTACTATAGATACAACAAGTAATGGTAGTACAGCACAGTACTTTAGACCTGGGATAGTAATTCACTACAGTGACGACGTAGCAGCACATACAGATAATAAATTAATATTGATGCAAATGTCCGCCGGTGCTACGATTGGACAAGCAACAAGAATATCAGGTAACGCAGTTCAAACAGGAGCAATTATTTCAACTAATTGGGGAGCACAATATGGAACCCAGTTAGATCTAGAAAATAGTACATTTAAACTAGGAGGATCTACATCTCCTAAACTTAGTTTTGATGGTACAAACTTAAGTGTTGTGGGTAACATAACAGTTACTAACCCTGATACTTTTGCAACACCTTCTTCAAAAAATAAATCTGACTACAATATTATTCTAGTCGCAACAGGAAGTGCTAACTCATCAACTTCTGCTTTTACTATATCAGAAATAAGTAACTTAGGATATACCGGAGGAAACAACGGTTCTCATTTCTATGATAATAATAATGATTCAGATGGGAATATAAACCCATCAAATATTGTAGGGTACGATAGTGTAGATTATGATATGTATGTTTTTGATTGCCGTAACTGGGCGATAAACGGCTCAGAAGTTCAATTAGCATTAAACTTATTTGACCAAGGAAAATCAGTATTAGTAACAGGTAATGATAATATTGAGGCTAACTACACAGGATCATACAATACAGAATGGCCTATAGTAACTACCGTAGACGCTTCTGGAACCTGGCAACAAGGAGCTCTAGCTACAGGTTCAGGTATACCGTCATCTCATCCAATACTCTCAGGAGTTACGGAATTTGGTACTGATACAAATAGCGATACCGGTAAAAAAATTACAAAGTTAAAAAGGCTGCCTCAAGGTGGTTCCATTGTAATGCCTTTAGGAGTATCCGGAAGTACACAAATGACAGCCACCACCAGTGAATTTATATCAGGAAGTGGAGCAGTGATAGGGTTCTTAATGACAAATCCTAGAGGTGGTAGATTGATAAATTTAAATATATACGGATTAAGCAGTGTTAATAGTAAGTTAAGAGAGAACATTACTAATTTCTTACTAAGAACAGATCCGGCAATTGAAGCACATTACCTACAAGTAACCTCAATCACAGGTGAAATGGTTAATACAGGTAGAGTAGAATCTACTAACTATATACATGGATCTGGAGATTTTTCAACACAAGGAACAAGGATAGATTTAGATAACGGTAGTATTAGAGGAACACAGTTTGAAATAGATACATCAGGTAACGCTAAATTTGCAGGAGATATCACTGGTGCTAGCGGTATTTTCTCAGGGAATATTACAGCAGCAGGAGGAACAGTAGGTGGGTATACAATACACGGTGATAAGCTATTTACAGGAACAGACGAAAATGTAAGCACATATACATCTACTGCAGGTAGGTTGATTGTATCTTCAAGCGGCGCAATACATACGAATAAATTTTACGTAGATAAAAACGGTAACGCAGGATTTAAAGGTAGTCTATCCGGAGCAGACATAACAGGTGCAAACGGAACCTTTACCGGTACGGTAGAAATAGGAGGAACAGACTTAACTTTAGCAAACACGTTAAATACAGAAGATCCAATGTCAGCAGCTTCGTTGACATTTAATCCTAATTTCTTGCAAGTAGCAAGTGACGGTAGACCAGCAGGTGTATACGCCATCTATGGTTCATCAACAGCAAGCAATATATCATATTCAGGTTCAGCCTCAGATGGAGTAGTAGCGTTAGAATCAAACAGCGATAATAGTATAGGTGCCGCTTTCAGTGCTTTCTCAGTAGAAAGTGGTAAGAAGTATAAGTTAATAGTAAGATTAAAGTCATCTCAAACAAGTAATAACGGGCTATATATTAGAATGGCGGAATTAGATTCCGACATGCCAACTAACACTGTAGCAATTAGTGGTAATACCGTAAATGAAACAAGAGCTGCAGATGGATCTAGAGCACAAGGCCCACTATCTAACTTTTCAGTTGATGGAGCATCAGTACCAAGTTTTAACAATATAGAAACAAATGAGGATGCTTATAGAGTATACCAAGCTATTTACACACCTACTTCTACAGCTAAGTACGCTTCACCTAACATATTAAATTGGGATGCATTAGGTAATGAAGCTCTATACATCGATAGAGTTATAGTACAAGAAACATCCGATATATATACAGGGACAGTAGGAGGATGGACAATATCAGATAGTGCAATTTATTCAAGTCCGACACCTGATACAGCAGAGTTTACAACCACAGGAATAACTATAGCTTCGAACGGAGGTTTTCACTCACCTAACTTTTACATATCATCTTCAGGACAAGCATATTTTAAAGGATTAATTAGTGCTAGTGCTCTTTACGGTTCGGAGATATACGGTACAACAATAGAAGGAGGGTCAATACTAGGTGGTACATTAGCTGGAGGTTCTTTAGCAATACCTGAGGCAACTGGATCAGTCACATCTTCTTTTATAGTAGATTCAGAAGGAAATATGACAGCATCAAACGCTAATATTTCCGGTATTGTAAACGCAGATGGTGGAACGATTGGAGATTGGGTTATAGATGAAACTACAAACGTACTAAGAGATTCAGATTCAGAATTAATACTAGATCCTAATACCCCGGAAATTGCAATGTTCTCCTCAGGATCTAAAAAATTATCTCTATCACCAGTAGGGTCATTAACTCCTACAGGTGGTCAGTCAACAAATATTACAGGGTTGAGTATTAGTAATTCTTTCTCTGTCTCATCAAACAGTTCTAATAATAACGATGTAAATACATACGTAAACGGTACCCTAAGTACCCAAACATATACTGCTGGAGGACCTGGAGACTATGTTATGTTTGTAGACGTCCCATCATTTAAAGTTGGAAAACCATCGGGTGAATATTCTAATAGTGTTTCAAATCCAACATATACTTCAACCGCCGGTGCAAATCACGGACTCTACCCTCAACCTAACCCAGCATATAACAGAGCAAGTTTATATATAGAAGCAGTTAAGGTGAGCGATAACACTGTGTTAGGTTCTACATTAATAGGAGAATCCTATGCTTTCCAAAATAAAGGTTCATGGACATACTACTACGCTTCAGGATCATCATCATCATCCACAGGTGGAACTGGTCTGCAACCAGGCTTCCAATCAGTAGAAGCTAATACAGAGATAACTGTAAAAAATGGAGGTTTTAAATTAGCTAAAGACATTACAGTAGGGGATAAAATTATAGGTATAGAGTTTTCTGAAAATACTAACAGAGTAACAGAAGCTGAAATTACACAAGTAAGTTCTAGAGAAGTTGAAGAAACTTACAGAGTTGTAACAAACCTAAAAGAGGTTGTTGTATCTGATAGTCATGAATTTGCAATCGCAGGTAACGAAAGATTAAAAGTTAAAGATTTAATACCAGGAGAAACACTACTATACACACTAGAGAATAATACAATTCAGCAAGAAGTAGTTGAATCGGTAATATTAGAAAACTCAGAAAATAAACAAGTATTTACATTCGAAGTATCACCAACACATAACTATATTTCTGACGGTATACTCTCACACAATGCTGCAGCAGAAGGATTTGGTCCAAGCGACGGTGGTAATGATGACCCCTCAGATGACGATGGAGATGCTCCAGGATCAGGTTATACCTGGGAGGATAATGATACGACAGCTAACGCCAACCCTACTTGGATAACTCAATCTGCAATTAATGATAAGCAGATAAATATGCAATTAAGTGCAGGTGGGGATATTAAGTTTAGATATAAGTGGAGATATACAGCTAGAGCTAAAAAGCAATACTCATGGGGTTCTACAAGTAGTAGTTATACTGCTAATTACGCCTCTCATACCTTCAACGGCTGGGTTACAACACCTACAATTTCAAACAAGACTGCAAGCATACAAACTCCTAGTAACTTTGTAGAATTGAAATCTGGAGGTATACAGATTGTATCTTCTGATACAAAATTTGTGACAATGCCAAGATTGGATAATACAGGGGATGAATTTGATATATTATTCAAAACAGCAGGTGGAACAATGGCAACTCACCATATTAGACCAGTTAGTTCCGCTAATAATAGTGAATTAGGTACTAGTTCCTATAGGTATAGTAAACTAAATGGAATAGATATTAGTAATTTAGTTGTATCTGTAGACGAAGGACCAAACACAGGAACTACCACTACTAATAATGTCACAGATAACTTTGATAATTATACGAAATTACCTGGAGGGTTAATAATACAGTGGGGGCATATATACGATACATCAAACCCGAGACTAGTAACATTCCCAACAACATTCCCGAATGCTGTTCATTCTGTTGTGTGTTCTACTAATAGAAACTCATCTGGATCTAGCGGTTACAACCACGTTTATGATTATAGTAGATCCAAAGCAAGCTTAATACTTGACGCTTCATATGGGTTCTGGGTAGCATTTGGTTATTAAAATAAAAAATTATGGAAAAAAAATACTTTGGACATTACAATAGCAACACAGGAGATTATGAAGGGTTTTACCCAACAGACATTTATACCAATATTAGTGAAATACCTACACCTAATATAGAATTAACTAAAGAAGAGTGGAGAGAAGCACGTTCACCTAAGCGATTTAGGGTAATAGAGAATACACACACAGAAGTACCATATACTAGTGAGGAAGAGAACATAAAATCACTAAGTGCTACTAGGACACAAAGAGATAGCTTACTTAAAGAAACAGATTGGGTAGTTCTACCTCATTCCCCAATTACAGGTTCTAAGTTAGATGAATGGGTTACTTATAGACAAGCGTTAAGAGATGTAACCTCTCAAACACCTCCCTACACTTTACCAACAAAACCTGAATAAAGTTGTTTCTTAACTTATAATTTACTAAATTCAATAGTATGGCAACAATCCCTGGATGGACATATAAAGGAAAAACAGTAACTGAGATATCAGATATGCCAGAAGGTACTTATGGTTTTATTTATGAAACTACTCATAGACCTACTGGCCAAAAGTACCTAGGTAAGAAAGTTTTATTCTTCGAACGTAATAAAAGACTAGGAAAAAGAGCTTTAGAAGCTTTGAGAGAAGAAAGAAAAGCTAAAGGAATCGGAGGTAGAATACCCTTGAAACAAAAAGTTGTAACAGAGTCTGATTGGAAAGATTATTACGGATCTCATAAAGAAATTTTAAAATTAGTTAAAGAAAACGACCCTAATAGTTTTGAAAGAAAAATTTTAGAGTACGTACCTAATAAAAAGCTACTTACATATTATGAATGTAAATACCTATTTATAAATGAAGTACTAGAGAATCGAAATACTTATATAAATGATAATGTATTGGGTAAATTTTTTAGAAAAGATTTTAACTTATGAAATTAAGAGACATACTATTAAAAGAAAATAACAAATCTTGCCCCGCTGCTACACAGGATTTGATGCTCAATACAAAAAATAGAGATGCATCTATAAAAGCTCAACATATACAGTATGGACCGCTAAACGTAAATAAACCCGGTAGCTACTGGAAAGAAATAGCAAAGTACTGGAATACAACAGAGGAAGCAGCAAAGGATACAAATTGCAGTAACTGTGTAGCTTTTGATATTTCACCAAGAATGGATGAATGTATGCCAGGGATAACCTCAGATGAAGAAGGAAGATTAGGCTACTGCTGGATGCACAACTTTAAATGTCACTCAGCTCGTAGTTGTAGAACATGGGCAAAAGGCGGACCTATAAATTCAGATAAGATATCAAAAGAGTGGCAAGAAAGAAATACTAAATAAAATAAGATGATAAAATTAAAACAAATAATAGGAACTCCATCATTACAGTACCATTTAGATAACAATCTCTCTTTATATGAGAATGTCTACCGTTATTCTAGTGAAAGCTTTATAGATTTATTTGCAGAAGCAAGAAATGCCTGGAGAGACGGTCTTATAGAACTCAACGAAGAAGATATACAGTTACTAGAAGATACTGATATTGGAATGTATGGAGTATACGAAGGTAGTAAAGTACCTTTAGATTTACCTATGATAAGAGAAGCTACTGAATATAAGGGTAGAAAATTAAGTCATGAAGAAGAAGATAGATTAGACTTAATTGCACATCGTGAATTCGATGGTGTAAGCTTTAGTAAATTATCTGATGAGGATAAAGCAAAAGTATTTGCACAAAGAGATAAAGTAGGTGTTAACGAAGCTGAATATAAAGGAAGAGAAGTACCACTAAACAAACCTAAAAGAGGTGGACCTAAAAAGTTCTTTGTGTATGTTAAGAATCCAAAAACAGGTAATGTAAAAAAAGTAAACTTTGGAGATAGCGGCAACTTATCAGTAAAAATAAAAGAACCTGGAGCACGAGCATCATTCGCAGCAAGACATAAATGCTCTACTAAAAAAGATAAAACAAAAGCAGGATACTGGTCTTGTAACATAGGACGTTATTGGAAATCATTAGGAGGATCTAAGAATTTCTCCGGGTACTGGTAAAAAACATAAGACGATGGGAGTAACACAAATTGGGACTACTAATATAAAAGCATCAGATCTTAGGAAAACATCTGCTACGAATTTTGATAGCGGTAATACCAACACACCAAGTGACTTTTTAGGTTTGAACTTTATGGCTGGGAGTGTAGTACCAGCAATATCTGCTCCTAGTTGGTCTTCCGGCGGTGCCGCATTCAAAGGTATTTCCTCTTCCCAAAAAGGCTTCCGCACTACTACTGGTTTTAATACATCAAAGTATAGAGTTATAGCATTAAGTGCTACCAACTGTCAAATAAATCTTAGCTACCCAACAACAAACGTAAGTGGTATAGTTTGGAAACCTGGATCATCACCTTCCGTAAACAGACTACATATTACTGCTGCAGAAACAGCAGACGGCAAAAAACTATTCTTACCGGGAATAGAAAACGGACATACGTACAGTTACATCACTATATCACTCAGTAATTTTAGCTATGGATATGAAAGAGGTACAAGTTACGTTTGGTACACTCCGACAGGAGGTTTTGTAACAGCATTTCAATCACCAACTAATAACTCACTTACCATATACCCTAATGCCTATACAAGTGATTCTTACTTTCACTTAAAACATTTCGCAGCAACAATATAAAGTTAAAAAATGAGACCCTATACAGAACAGATAAAAGGTAATTACTCAATTAGAGAGTTTACTCAAACTACTCCTGAAGACGAATTTGTATGGCATAGAGATAGAGAGGATAGGGTAATAGAGACTTTAAAAACAACAGACTGGATGTTTCAACTAGAGAATAAATTACCAATAAACATATCTGAATCACTATTTATACCAAAGGGAGTATACCATCGTTTAATAAAAGGAACAGGTAACCTTAAAGTTAAAATTTATAAACTATGAAATTATCTAATATACTTTTAGAGCTAGACTTTGATAAATACAAAGAAGAAGAAGCTGAATTGGCTAGGGAGATTAATACTAAGTTTGGAATAACACCATACGTAAGAATGGGAGATTACTCTAGCGGAAGGGAAGATAACGATCCTTTGAAAGACAAAGGTCACGGTAGTGTAAGCTTCAAGGTAAAGAGTGAATTTGAAGAAAACGAATGGAAAGATGTGATTAACTTTATTAAAAACAAAGGATACGAAATCAGACAAGAGAGTAACTACTACGACATCGAGCCAGGAGAAAGAGAATGGTTCCCTAAAATAGACTTTATATTTAACAGTAAATAGAAAATATGAAATTATCAAGAGTCATACTAGGGGAAATCCTTTACTACGATCCGGCTTTTGAAAAAGCAACAGACGCACTAAGAGACCAAGGTGCAAAGTATCTAGGATCTGGAGACTACGGTTCTGCTTTCCTTCTTAACGGGAGAGTGTATAAAGTAACAACAGATGAAATAGAACTAGAACACGCGGAAGTACTTAAAGGTAAGAAAACAAACAACTTTGCTAAAATATACGATGTAGAAGTTATCAACCCTAAACTAGGCATTATACAAATGGAAGTCTTAGGAGAATTCAGAGGCGACATACCAGAAGAATGGATCGAAGAACTAGAAAAAGAATCCGCAAGGTTAGGAATAGATCCAGAAGAATTAGATATTAGACCCTCAAATATAATGGTAAACCAAAAAAAACACTTAAAATTAGTTGATATTTAGGATTATTATTCTTATATTATAAGATAATAGTTACGGACAACTGTATGGATTATACCTTTTTATTAGGTTCTATTGAAAATTTACTTGGTAAATCTCATAAAAGAGCTAGAGAAAATTATGCATTTCACTGCCCTTTCTGCAACCACAGAAAGCCTAAGCTTGAAATAAACATGGCTACTAATGAAAAAGGGCATAACCCTTGGGAATGTTGGGTATGTCAAACTAAAGGCAGGACAATTAGATCTCTCCTAAAACAACTTAATACACCTAAAGATCAAGCATTACAGATATTAAAGTATCTTCCTAAAGGATCTCAAATTGAGTATAAAGGTATAACATCTGTTGAACTTCCAAAAGAGTTCCAAAGACTAGACCAAGCAACAAACACTTCAGTAATTGCAAACTTAGTTAAAAAATACTTATATGAGAGAGGACTTACCGACAATGATTTTATTAAATATGGTATTGGATACTGCACAAGTGGAGAGTATGGAGGACGAGTTATTTTACCGAGTTATTCTGGATCCAATAGGCTCAACTATTTTGTTGGAAGAAGTTATGATGGCAACTATTTTAAGTATAAAAACCCCGAAGCTTCCAAAGACATAATATTCTATGAAAACTTAATAAACTGGGATTGTCCAATAATTTTATGTGAAGGAGTTTTTGATGCAATAGCAATACGAAGAAATGCAATACCAATTTTAGGTAAAAGTATATCAAATGAACTATGGAAAAAAATATTATCAAGCCGTCTTACTGACATTTATATAGCTTTAGATGAAGATGCACAAGACGCAGCTTTAGGCATTGCTGAAAAATTAATATCAGCAGGATTTAGAGTATTTCTAATAGAACTAGCAGGTAAGGATCCATCCGAAATGGGTTTTAAAAAATTTACTGAACTAGTACAGAACGCAACAGAACTAGATTTTAGTAAGATAATGTTGCAAAAACTAAACTTATGATTAAACAAGGAATGAACATTCTTGAACAGAATGAAAAGAAGAGATTAGATTTTAACCCGCAACTAAAGCAGATTAATTTCTTAGATAGAAGAGTTTATAAGAGAGGCGAAGGAGTATATTACCCGTCCGTAACAACTATACTTCAGTATATGCCCAAAAACAAGTTTTTTGAGTCTTGGCTTAAAGACGTTGGGCATAACGCCGATCTTATTATGAGACGAGCTGGAAAGCAAGGAACTCAAGTACATGAAGCATGTGAACAGTTAGTACTAGGTAAAGAAGTTACCTGGATGGATGATTATGGTAATGCTAAGTACTCTCAAATAGTTTGGGAAATGATATTAAAATTTGCTGACTTCTGGAGGACACATAAGCCGGAATTAATATCTGCTGAAGATTTTGTATGGTCAGACGAACATAAGTATGCAGGAACAGCAGATCTAGTTGTAAAAATGCACGGACAAATATGGTTACTAGATATTAAAACGTCTAACTCAGTTCATAAATCTTTTGACTTACAGCTTTCAGCTTACGCAAAAGGATTAGAAGAAGCTAAAGGCATAAAAATAGAACGTACAGGTATCATATGGTTAAAAGCTCACTCTAGAGGTCCATCAAAACAAAAAAACGTAATACAGGGTAAAGGATGGAAGTTATTGCAAATTGATAAAATAGATGAGAATTTTGAGTTATTTAAAATGATATACAAGTTATATTCTCTAGAAAACCCTAATACTGAACCTATTTATAATAGTTACCCAACATCATTAAAACTATAAACATATGGTAAAGAGAAGTGTACTTTTAATTTTAATAGCATTTTTAATAAGCAGTTGCGGCGTAGGCTTTAAGTATACTACGCTAAACCATGCAGGACATATTGACGGTATATATTCCAGTAATGATATTAAAATTGATACATTAAATGAGTTCCAAGTAAGAAATAAACTCAGAACAGACTTCCAGTTTAGATATAACTTTGCACAATATGCGCTATCTCAACCTACATCATTTGATTGGAATAACCGTATACTAGGTAACAGATACAACTGGAACAGACCCTATTACGGCTACTATTGGAATAGAACTCAAATGTGGCATGATTGGGTATGGGGGTATCCATATTTTACTCCACACAGATGGTCACCGTTTGGGTATGATAGATGGGGATATGGAATACACTATGGCTGGAACAATCACGGATGGAGATACAACAGGTACTATAACAATGGATGGAATAATTACGGATGGAGTAACCTATACGGGTATAGAGGTAGAGTAAACTACCGCCCTAATTATAATAGAAGGAATAATTCAAACTTTGTAATTGAAGAAGACGGAGTACGGTGGTATAGCAGTTCCAGTGATAATACTAATAGAAGAACTAATTATAATAAAAGAGTAATACGTAACAGCAATGATAAAACTATCAACAATAATCCTAGAGGATACAGCCGCCCCGAAAGCAATAATAATGGCGGGAGGAGCAGGATCAGGGAAAACATACCTACTCAACCAGTTAGGACTAGACAGCCTAATACAATTCAACCCAGACAAATACGTGGAGGACAAAGACCACCCGTATTACAACAAACTAGGACCAGCAGCCAATCAAACGTCAAAGGACGCAATGGCAGCAGCAGAGGAAAAAACTAGCTTTGTCTGGGATACTACTGCCTCTGGTGTAGGTTTCCAAAAAAACTTAGATAAACTACTTGCTTTAGGGTATGAAGTTTACATGGTTATGGTGTATGCTCATCCTATGATCTCATACGTATCTAATTTTATGGCTAGAGAAAGAAATATACCTGGAGACTCTGTTTTTGCAACCTGGAGAAATGTGTATGCTAAAATAGAAGATTTTAATAGACAATTAAAAGGTAATTTATCTATATTCGTTAGTGATAGAGGAGGGAAATACAAAAAAGAAGTTGAAGGATTTGACAAAGCTGCTAAAAACGGCTTAAGTGGAGTAAAAGATTACTTAGAAAAATTTAACGAAGATAATAACGTTGGAGGATCTTCATTCTTTGTACCAGTAGAAATGACACCTGAGGAAGAGCAGCAGTTTTTAAAAGATGTTGGAAGTATAGATTGGAATAAAGACAATAGGTCAGAAGATAAAGCAATTAAAACCGCATTTTTAAAATCCTTTAGAAAGAATGGAGTCGGTCCAGGACAAGATAAACTTAGAGATGCAGTTAAGAAATACAGAGATAGTAGTGAGAAAAGGAAACAAAAGGCAGATGAAGTATTAGATAATATCGTAGATATGATATATAATCCAACATTTCAAGAAAAGCTAAAACACTCCTCAGTATCAGAAATAGATTCTAAAGTACAAGCATTTTTAGCATGATAGCACTATACCCAGGAGCATATAAACCACCACATAGAGGACATTTTAATGTAGTAAAATCTTTACTAGACGGTTCATATAACGGTTCGGTATACGACAAGGATAATTACAAAGAGACAGGTGCAAACTTACTTAAAGGAAAAAGTAATAATAAGCCTAAAATTGATAAAGTAATAGTATTTGTAGGAGCAGGGGAGAGAAACGGTATATCTAAGGATGAGTCAATGTCTATATGGAATATATACTCTAAATATTTAGGTAATGTAGAGATACTAGATGGAGGTAAGAATCCAATGTTTGCAGCTAAAGACTATGCACAAGCAAACCCTGATCAAGAATTTGTATCAGTAACAGGTATCAGAGGAGATAAAGATTTTGTGGACTTAAGAAGAGTGACAACATTTAAAAACGCTCCAAATGTAAGTGGATTAGCTCTAGCAGCAGCACCAGGTTCAGGTATTAGAGCAACAGACTTTAGAAATACAATATTATCTGGAAATTTAGACAAGGTTTTAGATTTCTTCCCAGAAGACCTCTCTAGAGAAGAAGTGTTAGGTATACTAACAGACTTAAAAGATAAAATAGTATCGGAAATATTAGCTAATAATATTGAAGGTTTTTTAACTAACTATTTTGTTACAGAAGAGATAGAAGATAAAAAGACTATAAAAGAAAATAATACAAAAACAGACATAAATAACCTTTATAATTACCTAACCAGATTAGTACCGAATAACACAGAGATAGAATACAAAGGAGATCACTTAAGAGTTGGATTTAAACAAATCGCCGAAAGTAAAGAGAGTAAACTAGAATTAAAAGACTTTATATCTTCACTAACCGAATATATGATAGACCAGGGTATGGAGATAACTCCACTACCGAACGTAACTATTAAAAAAGATCAAGCAAATGCTTCAAACTTTTTTGGGAGAACAGCATATTATGACCCGAATAGTAAAGAGATAGTACTCTACATATCCGGTAGACATGACAAAGACATAGTAAGGTCGTACTCACATGAAATGGTACATCATATGCAAAATTTAAAAGGTACTCTTCACAACATACAGACTCAAGATACAAACGCAGATAGTGATTTATTAGAGTTAGAAAAAGAAGCATACTTAATAGGAAACATAACATTCAGAAACTGGGAAGATAATTTAAAAAATAACTACTAAAAAAGTTGTTTCTTAATATTAATTTTCGTATATTAAGTATTAATAGTATAAACTAAAAAGGTTATGAATACAAGTATAGTAGACTTATTAGAAGCACATCCACCGACTGTAGAAGAGAAAATCTCTAAATATCAAATATACTGTGATATGGATGGAGTATTAACAGATTTTGAAAGTAGATTTCATGAAAAGTTAAATCAAGTAGGACCTAAGTACTACCCTCTAAAAGATATAAAAAAGGTAGTTAAGCCCAAAGACTTTGAAGCAATATTTGGTATGACTGAATTCTGGAAGTTCATAGATCAAACAGTAGGTGTAGCATTTTGGGTAGGTATGGACTGGATGCCAAGAGGAAAAGAACTATGGAGTTTTATATCTAAATATAACCCATCTCTACTAACTTCTCCATCCAGAGACAATACATCTAGACTAGGAAAAAACCTTTGGACTAAAAACAATCTTACACCAAAACCTAAAGTAATATTTGCATACTCAGCTAATAAACAGAATTACGCTAACCCTAACGCTATACTTATTGATGATAAAAAATCAAATATAGAAGAATGGCGAGCGAAAGGCGGGATAGCATTTAGAGTAAAAGGAGGAGATATAACAGAAGCAATTAACGGACTAAAAGAATTAGGATATGAGTAGTAATCTTAAAAAAGAATTTAAGCATTCAGATGTAGAGAGAATGCGTAATATTATAAAAAAAGATTATACCGGAAAAACTAAACTTCAAACAGGTTATAAAAAAATTCATAAAAAGTATAAAGAAGGAGACATATGGGAAGAAGCAGGTAAAAAGTGGACTATAAAAAATGGACTTAAACAGAATATAACTAAATTAGACGCTGCAAAAAACGCCATTAAAGTCCCTTTAACTTGCCCTAAATGCGGTAGAGCCATTAAATCACATATATCTAAAGAAGCTTACAAGGTAAATAAAATGTGTTTTGATTGTGTAATAGACTGGCAAGCTGAACTGAGAGAAAAAGGATTACTCGAAGAGTATTTAATTCATGCTAAAAAAGGCAACTTGAAATACTATATAAATGAAATTGAAGCACAACTAAAAGATACTTTGGAACAGACTAACGACTACGTTACTGAACAAGGAGATATCGAAAACTGGAATAGTAGTAAACAAAAGGAAAAAGCAATCGTTACTGAAAAAGTTAATGAATACATAACCTACCTAAAGAGTAAGTTAAATTAGCCTCTATTTATTAGATATACTTATAATCTTATATATATCTAAAAAGTATGACACAGAAACAACTACTAGAATCAGTTCTAAATGAACTAGTACATATTAAAAAACATATGCCGAATGGTGAGTTAAAATCCATGCAGTCGGATATGAAAGCTTTGAAGGAGGATGTATCGGATTTAAAGTACACATTACTCAACCCAGAAGACGGAGTAATAGTTAAAACAAACCAAAATTCTCAATTTAGAAAAAAAATGGAAGTGGGCGAAAAAGAATTTAGCTCAAAAATGATAGAATTAGACGATTTAAAAAGATGGAAAGATAGTGTATCTAAAGCCCTTTGGATAATATTTGGAATACTCGCAGGTTTGGTAATGAAAGTATTTGTAGAGTTTTTAAAGTTGAAATAAACTATGAAAGTTCCATCTAATATAGAGAGTATAATAAGAGAATCACTAAGAGATTGGTTTAAGAAAGAGAAGTGGGTACGCATTTCTTCTTCCGGGAATATAGCTGGTGATTGCGGAACATCAAAAAATAAGAAAAACCCAGACAGGTGTTTACCTAAAGCGAAAGCACAGAGTTTAACTAAAGGGCAAAGAGCCGCTACAGCAGCAAAGAAAAAGAAAGCAGGTAGTAAAGGAAAAACAGTCGTGAAAAATACTAAAAAAGCAAAAGTAAAGAAAGAAGGACTTTGGGCTAATATAAACGCTAAGAAGAAAGCAGGAAAAAAATCTTCCCATAAAAACTCTAATGCATATAAAGACGCTAAAAAAGCAGGTACGTCTTTAGAGAAAACTAAAGAAGGAGTTACAAAAGAAGATTTAAAAAATTTAGTAGTGGGTATGGTACACGAAACTACTAATGAAAATACTATCATGGAAAAAGATGATAGATGTACTAGATTAGCAAAATCAAAATATGACACCTGGCCATCAGCATACGCCTCCGGGGCAGTTGTCCGTTGTAGAAGAGGTGAAATTTGGAAGAAAAAATAAAATGCCTGCAAAACTAAAACCAAGTACTAAAGAGTACGTAAGAGATGTTAACAATAGAATAACAAATAAGTGGTTCTGGAAACATTACACTGTATCCGCTACCTCTACCGAAAATCTAAAAAAGTTTTATACTGACCCGAATTACAGAAAGAAAAAAAATGTAATACTTAAAGAACTGAAAAAGAGAAATGAAGAAATCTGAGTTGACTCAAATCATAAAAGAAGTATTGCAAGAAGGTCCCCACGATCCGGTTAAGCCCGGCATACTCAAAAAACGTTTAGGTAAATTATCCTGTTCTAAAGTTAGAAAAGCAAAATCAGGATTAAAAGATAAAGGTACTCACTATGCGAAAGCACTCCAAAGATACTTAAACTACCATTGTCAATAAAAATAGCAAATACCGCCCTTAATAGAACAGCGTTCTTTACAGACCCAACAGAAGACGTAAACGTACTGAGAGATAAAAACTCAGTAGACCTGTTTGATCAAAATGGGTACCACTTAACAAAAGCAGAACAAGCATACCTAACTTACAACGGATACGAACCGATAACTAGAAGACACGAAGATTGTTTAAGATACGATTGGCTACTATGGGACAAAAAAGAAGGCGCTCATATAAACCATTCAGACTTATTTGAAAGAAAAGGATTTTCCTCTACGGCTAAAGTACAATTAGAAGCAATGGCAGAATATAATCCAATGCTTTGGAAACTTATTAAGATGAAACCAAAATGGGGAATAGATATCTCTATAGATTACGTCTCAGAAGATAAATGCTTCGAGGTATTTCACTACGAGTGGGATTCTTTTATATATGACGATGTTATTGAAAAAAAGTTGGAAATAGAACAATTTATTCTTACATTAGATTGGGATCAAGTAGCTATAGATCTATGGAAAGTTAAACATGAATGGATAAATTTAGATTTTTTCGAACAAACACAATGGAGAACAGATTTCTTCGGTTTAGAACCTGAGAAGTTTAAAAACGTTATTTGGGAAGAGTAATCTATTTATTTATATAGCTATACAACATAAAACTAGTAATATGACTTACGAAGAATTAAAAGTACGTTTAACGTCTGTAGAAACAACCCTACAGCAATTACAAACAACAGAGTCTACCAAATTATCTACAACTTATATAGAAGATTCAATAGAACAGTTAAACATAGTACGTGAAAATATACTCTCTAAAATGAAAATAATAGAAGAAGGAGACGAAACTATGTTCGTTTCCACTAAAGGTGGCGACACTAAAGCAGTAAAAATGGATAGAAAAGCAGCAATGGACCTAAAAAAAGATCCTGCAATCACAGGGATAGACACTGCCAAAGGAGCAAAAATAAAAGAAGCGGAAGATAAAGGAGTTGCTTTTTCTACAACGGAAACAAAATTAATAGCAAAATCAGTTGGTAAAGCTTTAATAATAACACTCAAGAAATTAGGAGACGAAATAGCAAGAATTAAAGCTCATAGAATAGAAGAAAATAGCTTCGATATATTTATAGATTATAAAGCAGAAAAAGGAGTAGATGAATTTTCTTTTTATATAAAAGAAGATATGTTGCATCTAGTTGATTTTTCTTTTGATAAAGAATTAGTTGAGGTTGGAGTTAAACCTTCAGGTGAAGCTATTGTAAATGTAGACGTACTATCAAATGAATTACTAAAACATTTTAAATCATTAAGTGAAGGAGGAGATTACGATCCTGACCAAGAACAGAAAGATGATGAAGAAGATCATGGAGTAGGTTACGATGACGAAGGACGCCCCTTAGGAGAAGGTGAAGGAGATGACCATCACTATATCAAAGTAAAAGCACACGATTACAAGAAAGCTATGGCTATCTTAGATCAAAACGTAGATCCAACTTATGTTAAGATGGAAGTTATTGACAATGACGGAGCTGGAAATGTGATTATATACTTTATATTTAAACATGAAAGCGGTTTTGACGACATGTACGATGACTCAGAAAATCAAGATTCAGAATTTTACCAAGAACCAGATGAAGATCCACAAGCATTCGTTTACGATGTAGTAATGGATTTACGGGCTAACGATATTGAATTAGCAGATCATTCAGCAGATATGGATGAAGCATTAGATATTAATGACCCAGTTCTTATGAAAATGAGAGTTGCTAAAAAAAGAAACGCTGATCTTAAGAAAGTAGATCAAATGCACGCCCGTGATAGAAAAGATCAAAGAATAAACGGTAGAAAAAGACTCTTAATCAAACAGCTTAAAGATAAAAGAGCTGAGATAGAAAGAGAGATGGAGAATGATCCAGAAATCGAACCAACAGGAGGACCAGTAGCTGATAGATATGGTGATATGTTAAATAAAATTGACAACGCTATAGAAAAAGCAGCAGGTAGAATTAAACCTTTAGATTACGATACTGCAGTAGGCAAAGTAAATGAGGACGAAGGACACTTAGTTACCTTTGGATATGATTTAGATAGAATTCAAGATGTAGTTGATCATTTAAAGTCTAAATATAAAGAAGGACAAGATTTTGAACTTCATATAGGTAGGGGAGATGATTTACCTAATGCAGTGACTTTAAAGAATCCTGATTTAGAAGGTGATTATGACTTAAACGATATGCTAAACGCAGCACAAGACGATCAAGATAGATACGATGCTTACACCGACTACGACCAACGCAGAAGAGAAGAGGACGATTATTACGAAGATCCTAACTACTATAAAGAAGAAAGAAATATGAATGAAATTAAAGCTGCTAAAATACAAGCAGCTCATAGTAAAGTAGTTAACATAATGAAAGACCTTGCTAAGAAATATAAAGCAGGCGATAAATCAGTAGTAGATCAACTAAAAACACTTACAATCACTAAAAAGAAACTAGAAAAAGAATTAGAAAAAGCAGTAGCCGGTACACACCATGGACAGGAGTTAGACGAAAAGCAGCTACATGAATATGCTTCTAGAGATTTAGATGAAATATTTGGAGCATTAGGGTATAGACAAGGTTTTGATGAATTTATAGAAGATAATCCTGGAGCTGTAGAAGTTTTAATGGAATGGATAAGCTCAATCTCAGAATTTAGAAGTAGGTTATCTCAAGAATACGATAAAGAAGAATTAGAAAGATTAGGATTCTACGATTTTGACGAAGATGACTTTAATGAAGAAATTAGAGAGTCACTAAACCCAGAAGTATCTAAATCAGTAGATCGCTTTATTAAAGCTATGGCTAAGAGATACGGATATAAAGAGCAAGATGCTGTTTATGCTATTATGGCAGCTTTGAAACAAAGAGATTTTGATGGAGTAAATGAATCTAAATATGAAAAAGAAGAAACTACTCAACAAACAATTGATAGATTAAAAGCAAGAATAGCCGACCCAAATGATGGAGGGAATGTACCTTTTTTAACCCAAAAAATAAAAGATCTAGAAAAATCATTAAATGAAGACTTATCAATGAAAATTGGTAAAGTAGTAGCTATAAAAAAATACAATGCAGTTAAGAATCAAAAATTACCTGTAGATGTAAAAATAACCGACTATATTAAAAAACCAGGCTCAAAGGATTTTGTAGAGTATGAACATAAAGGAAAGAAAAGAAAAGTTTCTATTGACGTATTCAAATCTATTTTAGCTGAATC